ATAGACACCACCCCGTCCGCCGCTAGGTACTAACCCGCGGCATAGAGGAGAAGAACCCCGATTAAATCCAAGGTCCCAGACTGTACCACCGTGGAACAAGACTACGATTCAATCTAAGACGTGTATGACCTCGGACGTATATCAAGTTACCGATACACGGACGAGGTCTATCACTCTTAGAGCTCCTAGCCTCCTTTTGAGAGGACTGGGTTAGCTGAATGAATCGGCGAAGTCCTGCCTGGCTCTTCAAAGGGTCAAGTGCCTGGACCCCTTCCACAAACGTACCGCAGAGATGGGCTTGTAGAAGACCATCGAAGTCTACCTCGTGGCCTACGGCCACTTCCGTCAGGTGCTGCACATAGTATCCTTCGATACCATTGCGGGCGCGAGATGGGACGGCTTCATCAAAATTACTGATAAAGCCGCCGTCCCCGAGAGTCTCTGGTACCCAAAGCCTTATCGGCTTCGGGACGAGAGAAACAAGGAACCGAAACAGCGGGAAGAATGCAGAATCACAGCCGAGGGATGAATTCCTCCGATGTGCCATGCGCCTAACCGCATTCGCTAACCGATAAACGGTCGGAACGGTAGTCAATTTACCTTCAAGGTAAAGCGGTTTAACGTCTATGCCTCCATAATAATGTGCCCCACAGCTTTCGCGAAAAGGAGAGCTATAATGACTCTTCTTAACGTTAATGCGGAAGCCGTAAAAATCACACATCATGGAGAAAAGGTCTACACATTGCACGGGGATAATTACATCATCTCCGTACACATAGGCTCGATCTTTCAAGCCTATGTACTCTATGCAACAAGAAGCGATTGCATAAAATATTAGGGACTCGAGAGGAAATGTAAAGCCGTTCCCCATACTGGAGAACTTCTCCCATTTCACGAGTTCCTTGCGTAGATAGCCATATTGTGACCGACATGCATCCAAAACCTCGAACCAATCCGGGGGAATAATTTCCCGGACCACTTCTAAGGCAATGGAATCGCTCGCCGAGGACAAGTCGATGGTGGCGTAAGCTCCAGTTAAGGAGCCTATTCTAGCCATCTCTTGATTCTTTGATTGATCTCTTAGGTCGACCCCAAACTTCCTCAGACACTTACTCAGGACAGAGCCTAGTCCGAGCTGGACCCAGATATTTAGTCCGGGTTCGATCGCTATGACTCTATCCGTTTTTGCGTCTTTGGGAACGGTAATGACCTTATTACCAACCTGGAACGCAGGAAAACCACCCTGCGATAAAATTCTATGCCATCCGGGGTAAAACTCTTGGATAGCTTCCAGATTAAACAAGGTGAAACAGTCTCGTGTGATTCCAGATTCATACTGGAACTTATTGGCGTTGCTGGCGACCCTCGAAGTCATGAGGGTTGTCGCGCCAGGACCCCAATCAGCTAGCTCCAACGACTGCCTGAACACCGACACCTCTATAGGTCTCCCGTTAGGGAGAAACATAGTTGGTTCTAGTATGTTGCAAATTTTACGCGTAACTGCATTATGCAGCCACACGGCTGGACCCCTGTAAAGGGGGTCCTTCTGCAATGACTTGAACCGGGTGTTAGTTGACCTACACAGAAGTTCAAATTCATCGAACTTCTGGTACGCTACTAGTTCCTTATCCTGATCGAGAGATAAACCCTCGAATTTAGACAGGAACTTTGTAGCGGCGTAGGCGTTCCGGACTGCGTCCAATCCTTGATAATCAAGGGGATTGAACTCAAGGCTCACAAGCTGTGCATGTTCTTTATTAGAGAACATGAGCCACACAGCGAGTGACCTCGGGCAGTCAAGAGACTCCAAGTAGAGCTGGATTGCTGAGGCAGTAACTGCTTCAGGCTGTACACGTTTGTGCTCCCGGAGTATTATACTACCGGGTTTATGCTTCTTAGAAGACATAAATCGCTCCATTTCCAAGATTTAACCCCGACTACGACGTAATCGGGGACTTCTGGGGGCTTTCACCCCCTCGAGCTTAATAAGGCTCGTCGAAGTTCTCGACCGCAGCGCGCAACGGTGACCCACTAGCATCTGTGGGTACATCATCACTTGCGTTGATCGTGGTGAAGAAGAGGGACGCCACAGCACTGAACAGCGCTTGCCGTTCAGCAAGTGACGACCTCTCCGGCAACAGGAAATTTCCCACAAAGGCACATTCGTACGCTTTGGTTGGGGCGGGCGTGTAGCCCGTCGCAGCCGGCGACAACTGTTCCCCCGTGGGGAGAGCGAGCTTCACTGACACGTTGAATACGCGATTCCCCTTGACTGGGGGAGGACGTACACCCAACGTGAAAGCTGGGTAGAGGGCAGCAACACCGCCCGAACGATCTACCCACCGTTTTACGCCGTTTGGCAGAGTTCTGCCTTCGGGGTCAAACGTTTTGTCCACCCCCACCGTGGCACTGGTCGTTCTGACCAAAGTGCCCATGATAGAAGTGGTCTTGACTGGTCCAATTGCGGCCATGTCATTTACGCCTCTTAAAGGTGTGAACCTTGCACTCTTCTATCTCTTACTAAAGACGACCTTTAGTAGCGCCAGAGCGTTCAGTGCATGAGTAACAGAGAGCGGGTTCTTGAGAGTCGGCAGTCTCATCCGCGGGAAGCTTGTTAGCTTCGAGCGATCGAGGACTATCCGAGTATCTACAAGACTTCCGCTCATCGTTCTCGTGTACTGAGACCCTGGAGCGTTGGGGCCAGAGTAAGAGGTAACAAGGCTAGCGTCCTGCCGCGTGAAAAGAGTCTGGAAGCCATCGACAAAGACCAATCCCTCAAAGCTCGAAAGAGCTTCAAGGTAAGGTCCGATCGGGAGGGCCCAGTCTAACACGAAGCTGAACGGGATTACTTCCCATAGAAGATTAATGGGGTTTGTAAAACCAAGTTGCGACGCGAACGCCAACCACTGGTTGTCTATCTTCCAGCGGATACCAATCCTACACCGGGTGCGCAAGATTCTATCATGCGAACCATAGGACGAAAAGGACGGCGGAAAACTAGTGCCGTACATCGGCCCACTAACGGTGTTGGTAATGGAACAACTTGCACTCTGGGTCAACAAAGGCGACGGCTTCTTCATCAGAAGACGTGTAGCTTCCATGACTCCATGGATATCACTTAGGAGTGGCTTCCAACCGTACTGAAGCGCAAGCCAATTTCTGGCGAGCGACATCGATACGGAAGGAGAGTACCCCGGGCGAAACCGTGGAGAAGTACCATGGAATAGAGTCGAGACGGCTGCCGGAATATTCTTCCGGCGTAGGTACCTTAACGCAGTGGAAATTTTATTGAGGTTTCCCCCAATAAGCCACTGCATCTGAGTCCATTGTGCGATATCCTGGGCTATATTTGCATTAACCCCGGCTCCCGCCTTTTGGATAAGTCTCGATACTGCTTTGTTGTAGGCATCTGCATTATGCACAGGCCACCCAGGTAGGTAACCCAGTTCAAACATGTCGGTGTAGGGTCCGGTGCTTATGATCCAGTACGGTGATTTAGTATCCACTGTCTGGTCATAGCCCATACCTTCCTCACGCTTGAGAATGCGAACAGTGTGCGGATTAACCGGTAACTGTTTTGCTGCCAACCTACCAAAATTAGGCGTTCTTACGCCAGTCCAAGTCCGCGAATACACCGTCTTAGGTGCACTCATGGATAAAATACCCAACGAAGTGTTGGTCTCGGTCTGAACAGGGAACGACTTAGTTACATTCTGATTAGGTCGTACAGGTGCACTCTGTTTAACTGAGCTTCTACCGCGATTCCTCGGATTCTCCGAAGAACCATCGGTTCCCGGTTTCACCGGCAACCTGACCGCCGTGTTACGCAGTCTTTTTTGCGTAACACCACGCGCCGCCCCAGTAAGGTGAGCGATTCGTACATCGTAAACGTTTAGCAAGCGCCCTTTAAAAGGGACCTGCTTCCACGTCACGCTGCACTTACCTCTCACCACGGCGACCCGACGCCCTTCCAGAGTCTTAAAGCTAACATACGTCAGTTTCCAGCGGAAATTCCAGACGGAAACTCGTTCGAGCGTTTTAATCTCCACACGAAATGGTACATCTTTAAAATCGATGTACCACTGTGCGAAGAACACTCGTTCAAGCTTCTGATCATGAATTACCAGCTCGTAGCCGACGAAGTTGCTTGTCAGACCCTTAAGTTGGGTGTTGTTTCCCAGCAAGTAAGCGTACTTCTTTCGAAGTGCGGAATTCGCTAAGGTTGTCATCACGGCCCCCTCAATAGAGAAGGGCTATAAATCCAGCCTAAGCAGCTGGTACAGGCACCACTAAAGAGGCTACACGCCGCGAGCAGCACGAGGGCTATGAAGAAGCCAAAAATGTCAAGCCGAACACGGATCAACTTCGACCCGAGTCCGACAGCGACATCCAGGCCACTCCGTCGTCCAAATGATACACGCAGCATGCTACCTCCTAATGGTGACTGATAAACCTCCGATCCACTACCTTAAACTACTCACAGTAATGACCCTTTAAAGGATCACACTGACAGAGTAGCCGACCAGGGCACGGGCCCGATGCAAGGGTATTAACCTTGTAGCGGTGCTCAAGCCATTGGTCGCGAGGAACATCCGGGAAGGGTTTACCCCCTCCAGGCTCTTTCTCGACATTCACGCTTTGGAGAACTGCCCACAGCCAGGAATACGATAAAGTTTCCCGACTGTTACGCAGAAAGGACCAAACCCACCCGGCCTCACGGCTAGGCAAGTCAAGTCCCCTCCTATAGTATACGCGAATGATAAACGCTAACAACTGCGCCTTTGAGTGGCGCCGCATCCGATAGGGCCTTTTCCAGGTCCCATCGGGGCAGTAACACTCGGGGCACTCTTCCCGTGAGGGATTGAGTTCCCGGCAGAGCGTGTAGGTCAAATCATCGCGCGTAACCATAGTATCTCCTTG